AGACCTTGGACTGATCAAGCTTATTGACGTTAATGCGTTTCGCGACGTCTTTGAGCATTTCCCAGTCAAAGCTCAGTACTTAGGTTCAGCGGCTAAGAGCAAAGGAACTAATTATTTCCATGCTCGTGAACAGCCCCACTCAGTGCAGAGCGTTGGCTTCCAGGGAACTTTTTCCACTGTTCAGTATAATGACAGTCACTCGACTACGGTTTACCGATCTCCGGTATTTTGTGGTCCGTTTGAAAACCCTCATGCTGGACACTGCGGATCTCCTCTCTTGTCTCAAGTAGGCAGCAACATTCATATTAATGGAATTGCTGTGGCCTCCAATTTTTCGCACAAACAAGTTTGTTTCCACGTAGTGGACCAGACTATGATTGCTGTAGGAATGAAGGCTATTTCCTCTAAACACGGCATCATGTCACCGACTAGCTCGGTAGGATATGAGGAATCCGTCGCTTTCCGCGACCACGTCGCTTCGGTGGTACCCTTGGACTCGCATAGCCATGCTTACTGGCTTGAGCCCGAAGACAGAGGAACGATAAAATGCTACGGCAAATTGTCTACTCACTACGGGTCAAAGATGCGATCGAAGGTGATCGACTACCCTCTGAAGGAAGCTCTTTTTAAGACTTTTCCTAAAGAGTATTTCCACGACCTTATCGCTCCCGTTTTCAATGGGACGCGCGTCAATGGCGAATGGAAATCGCCAGAGCGTAATGCTCTGAACGATCTCGCTCGCCAAGTCACCGGAATTAATTCGGTTCACTTAGACGCTGCCGTCGATGATCTCGTCGCCAAGTTCGTTAACATCCCCGACTTCAAACTCGACCGAGTCTGGAATCTCGAAACATGTATAAACGGACAACCCGGTACTGAAGCTAAGGCAATGCCTAAGAAGACGTCTGCGGGTTTCGGCGAGCCTGGAAAGAAGCTCCACCACATTGAGCCTGCTAATCATGAGGAGCATCCTCACTTTATGCAGCTCAATGAAGAAGCCTTGGAAAGGTTTAACACTATTGACTCTCTTGCGCGTGCAGGAAAGCGGTCAGGAGTGATTTACAAGACCTGCCCAAAAGACGAGCCGCGCGCTGCGGAGAAGGTTGCTGAACGTAAGATTCGCATCTTCACACTCGGACCAATGAGTTTTTACTTGTTGTGCAAGAAGTACTTTGGCGGATTTATGTCCATCTATACCAAGAACTTTCTTGATACCGAGACCGTCGGAGGAGTGAATCCTTTTTCCAAAGACTGGGGTCGCATTTACAAGCGTTTATCGAAGTTCGACAACGTTGTGAATGGCGATTTTAGCAAGTTTGACAAGAAGACGGCGCTCGTTCTTCTTATGGCGGCCGTCACTGTGATGGTCCGCGTCAAACTCCATTTTCTCGATGAGGATGAAGATCCTCAATTCGTTGAGGAATACATCAACGCCATGCGTGTCATCGCAAGCGAAATTGCCAACCCATTGGTGAATCTTGATGGTTCTTTACTCGAACTGCCCGGTTCTTTAAGTTCCGGTGTCTTACTGACATTTATTTTGAACGATATTGTAAACTCTCTGTATATTAGAATGGCTTATTACCATTGCTATTCAAACATTTTTGTAGATAAACCCCTGAAGGATGCTGTAAGCTCTTTTTCGGATAATGTTGTATTTTACTCACTAGGAGATGACAACACTTATACTATTTCAGACGATTCATTGAAGTTTTTCAATTTCCGAACCATTCAAGCCTATTTTAAAAGCATTGGTTTGAAATACACTCCCGCTGATAAGAGCGATAACGAATATGGTTCGATGCCCCTTCGCTATGCCTCGATTGGCAAGCGAAAGTGGGTTTTTGATGAAGAATATCAGTTGTGGCTTTGCCCCATCGAAAAGCCATCTATTATGAAGACGTTGACTATCGGACTCCGTTCCGAAGAGTTGACACCTTCAGAGCATGAGGCTGCATGTCTTTCCTCTGCTCTACCTGAGTTAGCGCAATATGGTAGAGCCGAGTTTGACGCGCGTGTCTCAGAGCTCAAAATTTTGAGTCCCAATCATATTTATCACGACTACGATTATTATCTAGAGCGTCAGTCTACCGACGGCGTTACGCCGTGGGTTCCAGAACAAGACGCAGTCGAGGAGTATGAATGGACATCAGGCTAAGCTGTGATGCCTTCTTAGGAATGCCAATCAGCGATTGACCGTGATCACTACTAAGCTTAACAAACATACCATATGAGCTGAAGTAGAAGCTGGTCAATGACAGTGGGAACGGTTGTTTAACCGTAATGACTATTAACCGCCTGCTTAAGGATGAGAGTCCCAATAAGGTTTTAGTCTGGTATGTACTATCGAGAATGGCTTGAGGCAGCTACTCGATTAGTTTTATCGCCTTTCTAGTAATTCCAATTCACAGTCTGCCGACTATAATGGCACACAGAAGGATGTCAGTGACGTAATAGCAGCTGACAATTTTTACGTTTCCGAGAAGGATCCGGATGTTCAACACGAGCAGACCGCTACTTTTAAGGAAACTCCTTCTGTATATACCGTCGATATGGCCGCTCCGCGCGACCACACTTATAATGACGGCTATTCCGATAATGTTCCGCTCGGTAGCTTTTTGTCACGTCCTGTGCAGATAGTTGCCGATGATTGGGTGACTAACTTTTCTACATCGACGTATACCACGTCGTTTGATCCCTGGACTTTGTGGCAGAATGACGCACGAGTCAAGGCTAAAATTCAGAACTTTGCTTACGCTAGTTTTGACATGAAGCTACGATTTGTCGTCAATGGTTCTCCGTTTCAGTACGGTCGTTTAATGATCGTTTATATTCCCTACGGGGAGTTAGGCGGAAATGTCACTAGTTCTAGGAATCAGGTAGCAAAACAGATGGAACTTTGGGGAGACAGTGGCAATGGGTCTTCTGATGGAGCGCATGAAGCTCGTTTTAGACATTTTTCCACCTATCCTCATGCTTTCCTTAACCCTTCCTCTAACCAAGTAGTTGAAATGAAAATACCGTTTATTTGGCATAACAACTTTATTGCCATTAATGGAGTAAGGAACGGTCCACCCAAGGAGACTCTAGGAACCATCTTGTTGTTGGATGTTAATCCGTTGCGCGTTGCGAATCTTAGCACGCCCGTCAGGGTGCGTTACCACGTGTACGCTTGGGCAGAAAACTTGAAGTTGACTATGCCCACGGAATTTGTGCCGACCGGTAATACTACTAGTATTTCGTTGTGTTGTTGTAAGCGACGTACGAAGGAAGAATTTTCGCTGTTGCTACCAGACGATTATTTTAGTCCAACATCAGACGAGTATAATGATGGACCGGTGTCGCAGCCAGCTTCTGCTATCGCGGCCGCCGCCGGTAAATTGACCAAAGCGCCTATCATCGGAGCGTTTGCTCGAGCCACGGAAATTGGAGCTTCTGCAGCAGGAAATATAGCTTCGGTATTCGGTTTTTCCGCGCCTCCAATGGTGCAAAATCCTGAGCGCTATCTTCATCGCAATCATGGCCGATTGGCTAATACTGCTGGTGAGGATTCATCTTATACTTTATCGTTAGACCCTAAGCAAGAAATTACCGTCGATCCCCGCACTGTGGGGGTAGCAGCAGAAGACGAGATGGCTATTTCGTCCATTGTTTCTCGTGAACAATGGATTGCTAGGGCAGAGTGGCGCGGTGAATTTGGACAGTTCACAACGCCTGGAGTTGAAAAGATCTTGTTTGCTTCTTTGGTGTCGCCTAATCAGCAACACCATTCTACGGTCGGAAGTACTCGATGTGTCATGGACTGTCCCGCAGGACACGTCGCTAATATGTTTGAGTATTGGAAAGGATCTATCACTTACCGCGTTGAGGTAGTGTGTACTCCGTACCATTCCGGTCGTTTGAAGCTGCAGTTTGATCCTATGGTTAGGCAAAGTAATCTTACAGCTTCTACCGCGTATACCGACGACATTAATGCGCGATACACTACGATAATGGATTTAGCAGAGGACACTTCTGTTGAGTTCACAATTGACTACAATAGTCGGTATCCGTGGTTGCGATGCCTGCAGGACCCTTCAGCAGATAACCAACTAGCACCCACTAGCACTTCCCAGACGAGTTTTAACTTAACTTCATCGTTTAGTGATTCCGTTCACATGGGTATGTTTACAGTTTCCGTAGTGAATGACTTAGTCGCACCTATTGCCACTGATGCCCCTGCTGACGCTGAGCACGCGCCAGTCCAGGTTAATGTGTATATGAAGTGCGGAAGTGATTTTCAGTTTGCGCAGCCTAACGAAGTATCAACTAGTTGGTCTGTCGCGAATTTTAAAGCTACTTCAGATTGGACTCAGTCTCTAGTCTTTGTTCCTACGTCGGATACTCACGATGCGATGCCGACAGCGATAGAACACAATGTTGTAGGAAGCAACTTCTCTGGTTATAACAATATGGTTTTCTTTGGAGAGAGCGTCAGCTCGATTCGATCATTGATCAAGCGTTATTCGCTAGTCTTTACCGGTGATTATAACAATGATCCGCGAAACCAATCATTTGAAATGGTTACGAGAATTGTTCCTCACATTCCTGCGCAAGTGACTCGTGGCAAAATTCGACGGAATTCGTTTCTTACTTATATGTCTCCCTGTTATCTTATTCAGCGTGGTAGTACTCGTTATAAGTTCACATACTATGACAAAGGGGACAACGGTAATACGTCGTCTCAGTCGTACACCTGGTTTGAGAGACTGGGATTGAGAACTTCAGTTAAAACTGTTGATTATCCGGTGCAAGAAACGACCACCATGAGTTCAGCAGCCTTAGATAGTGCCCTTCCTCACGGGTACCAAGGTTCCGCTTTCACCGATAATACTCAGCAGAGTACTTTAGAGGTCCAGCTACCGTTTTACAGTAATACGAGATTTATGCTCGCAGCTCACTTTGAGACGGTTTCCTCTTCTTCCGGGGAGCCTCTTATTCAAAACCCCACCATGAAACAGATATTAGCTGGAAAGCTAGTTTACACTGGTCGAGACGCACACGCCAATGTCATGCAGCAGTGGCACGCTGCCGGAGATGATTTTAGTCTACACTTTTTCACCGGTGTTCCAGGAGTGTTTATTTCATCACCTGTGATGCTATACGAAGCTACGTCTAGTCTGTCGCGTGTTTCATTAGTTTCTGATGGACAAGTTGAGTCCACACCTTGTAGACTAACTAGCTATATCAACGTTACTAATCCGTATCACAAACTAACGAAGATAAACTACGCCGGATTCCGTCAAATTTTTGATTCAATCGGAGTCAGTTCCGGAGGGGTTACTGAAGCATGGTGGATAGCAAAATACGGCTCAGCAAGTACTGCTACACCCATTGCACAATTGGTAGAGTCCGCAGGTGGATTGTGGACTATTCCGCATAGTAAGATAATAGATGCGCAATTTCCGACTCCTGGTCAAGGCCTTTATTATCATTGGCTTATTACTGCCGTTAATTACTATGACGTAGAAACCAAATTGTTGGAGTCAGGAATAAATTATGATCATTGGGTTTCATATTTTTCCACGGATGAGTTTGTGCCGATCGCCAACATATACGTAACATTCACGCTGACAGGACAATGGACTAAAGAACTAACAGAGTTCTTTACTAAGGCGTATCGCACACCGCGTTATCTATCTGATGAGTTGGACAGATTATACGCGAAAAACGACCTATTTAGTTGGAGATCCCACACTTTGAGCTTTGCCGAGTTTGATGCAATTAACGACGGCACCAACCCATCGCTTAATGCAGCGTGGTGGGACGGTTTTCTGCTAAATGGGTCCATCCAGCCCATCTCCATGATTAAATTCATGGCAGGTGATAAATGGACCCCCGCTATGCAAGCAAAAATGCTGCAAGCATACCCGACTTAAATTCCCACGGGTGGCCTGGGAGCTGTCATAGACAGTGTCAATCGGACTTTTGATCCAGAAACTTGTATGTAACATACAATGTACCATAGCCTATAAGGCTTTTAGGTTTTAATCTGGACTAAGGTCCGGAGGAATTTTTCCCTAAGAGTAACCAAGTTTCATAGATC